TTGATGATCCTTCGGGAGCAGAGTGCATCTTTATACACCATCTCCCAAAGGCTACGAATTCATCAACTAGCCCTTGGTAAAATTGGCGCCGTTACCAAGGAAGGAGATTAGCTGCTCGACTACTGCCGGAGCTTGATTGTACAAGTCCTTGGCGTTCGCCTTGCTGAACTTAAACTCGTCGCCATCCTTGACGATACCGCGCCAGCCAAGCGTCACAGCAACGAGAGCGTCTACGTCCATGGCGTCATAGTCGAGGTCTTGCAGCTTGTCATTGGCCTTAGCGGCAATGATGAGAGATGTCTGCTTCTTCTTCTGCTTACGCCACTCCTTAGAGTCTGCGCCCTGAATAGCAATGAAGACATCGGTAGGCTTCCCGTCCACCGGGGAGAGGATGTTCACCTCTGCCCCGGCTTCATGGGAGATAGCAGTAGCTAAACTATTGAACTCCATAATCCCGCCCTTTTATGGGTTATGCAGCAGTCCGAGTAATCACAATGTTGGAGGCATCCGACGAGTCATAGAGGCCCACAAAGTCCATTGCGATAGTGATTGCGCCCTCGCCCGAAACATCAGGCTGACCACTGTTGTACTTAACATTGCCGATCTCGATCAGGTAATCGTTACCGTCAACGTCAGTCAGAGTCAGAGCGATGCTGCTGCTGGTTTCATTGAGGAACTTCTCGTACAGAGCCTTGGACTCAAAGTACGTCGTCAGCGTACCCGTCACCCGCGACTTACCAATGGCAGGACGCTGAGTGGTAGCAGACCCGATGGCAAACAGCGGCTCGATGCCGTTTTCAAGGTTTAGCTCTAGCGCCGTTACCGTAGCAATCGCGGAGCCACCCTCCGTAATTGATCCCGTAAAGGAATCAAAAGGAGTATTCCCAACATCGGCGCTATAGGTGCTGGAAGCAACTTGGGTCGTGTTGGCGGTCAGGTCCTTCCCGATGATCCCGAAGGTGCAAGTGACCATCGAGTTCGGGCTGACGCTGAGAGCCATGCTGTTAATCTCGCAACCCGTGTAGCGGTGATACTCAGCCACGGCAAGGTCCGCGAACTTACGCTCGAACGTAAACGAGCGACGGGTAACGCCAGCTTTCAGTACATCCGTCGTCCATGACCCACACAGTGCGGCTTCTAGGAGATCGTCGAAGGCGTCGTACTCTAGCTCCCCGGTAATCTCGCCGGAAACGCTCTTGTTCCCGTGGCGGAAGTCCTCTACCTGACGATCACCACGGAGCTTTTCGGACTCCACAGCGTCTTTCGTCAGAGCAAGGGTCGTGCCGGTATGAGGAACGGGCGTCCACGTAGGCGTGGAGGGGGTCGTTCCATAAGTAGCTTCTGCAACAAAGTGCAGACTATGTTGTGCGCCGTTTGCGATAGTCATGATCGTGCCCCTGTGTATGTCTGCACGTTGATAGAAACTGGCACGAAATACCACGCGCCTTCTAGTATTGCAGGACCGATACTAACAGAGCGAACCCGCAACTTAGTTCCATTATAGGACAGAACTGTCCCCCGCTTAAAATGGTCTGCAATTGTATCTAGTTGCGTAGGGCGACCTGCTCCACGTGGAACAACTACGTCAACTTGATAGATAGCGTTAGTCTCGTCCTGCCCAGTAGCCCCAAGTGTAACCTGAGCCGTATCGCCCGGTAGAAGGCTAGGGCGGAAGTAAACTGTCCCAGCGTCAGGCTCGTAGGGAATATTAGGCCACGCCACCGGAGTGCTATCGAGGGAGTCTAGCTGGCTATCCAGTGCCGCCTGCATATCGTTGAAGAATGTGCTCATCACTCGATCTCTATAAAGAGCTTCTTATCACCACTAACCACTTGGTTAATGATCGACTGAAACTCAGCTACCGTAAGACGAAGCATACCGTATGGGGCCTGCCGTGACCCCTGCGCTGGAGGACCCTCAGTGCGCCCCATCTCAATGATAAGAGAGTAGGGCTGGTTGTTCGTCAGGTAGTAATTCTGTCCGGGCTTCAGCTCAGAAACCACCTTTCTCACCTTGGCCTTGGGCTTCTTACGGGTTATATCCGTAGTCTTAAGGAGACGGGTAGAAGCCTTGCCCTTGGTCGGAATCCAGTTGTTTACGAGCAGCCCTGTATCAATAGGCGTCCGGTCGATGACCTTATAGCTAAGGCGCTTCATTACCTCCCTAGCTGTCTCCATGGGAAGTTTTTTGAAGTCCCGAACCGCTGTGGTCAGCGTCTTCATTTCCGAATCTGTAGGTTCGATGCGACCACGGACCCACCGGGCCCGATATCGCTAATGTTGATAATACGGAAAGTGTCTGACCCCACCACGACCGTATCTCCAACTTCATACGCTCCACTTTCGGCAAGCATACGACGGTCGCCCTGTAGTATCGCACCGTCAGCCAGATCAGTATCAGCATAATCGAAAAGGCAAGCGTATCCCGTAAACGTAGTCGAGGAGTCACTGGTCTGCCCCGTGGCTGGGTTGTAGGCGCCCTTCGTTACGCGGGTGAAGGTGTACTCCTTCCCGAACTTCGTAATCATCCTCGCGGCAGAGGACGTAAGGGGCGTGTAGTTGTAGCTCACGCTCGCGTCACCTCAGAGGCGGGGAGAACCAGCTTGCGTAGGGCTCGCTCTAATGCAGGGGTAGAGCGCTTCATACCCACATTGTCCTTGTACGTGATCTTGATCGAGTCAACCTGCTCAGAGAGGACTTCACGCTCTGACGGAGACAGCTTGGAATCCCCGTCTGCCTCAATCTTGATTAGCTCATAGATGGCGAGCTTTACCTCTTTGGGAATCTCGAAGGACTCTACCGCGTAACCATCAATGAGGACCTGATCGCGAGGCCATTGCATAGCCTGTAGCTCATCAGACTTCAGGCCACGGAATCGGAGCGTCTCAAAGTAATCATGGGCGCGAAATAGCTGCTGGCTCAGGAGCGAGTCATTTCCATACGTAATGCCTCGATCATCGGCCCATGCTTTGTATTCTGCGAGGGTAACGTATGAGTTGGCACCAGAGACAAGGGTCCCGTCTTCAACGACTATCGCCATCTTTAGCCTCCAGCACCCTATAGTCACCCATCTTGTAATTCTCTACCTCAGACGGGTGAACGTCCGCGAACTTACCATCACTGTCACGGAACATCTTAACCAATTTCGGCTTTGCCTTCCGTACTGGCTTCTTCTTCTCTTCCATAATGACTCCCAGAGAGAAAGGGGGCCCGAAGGCCCCCTAATACCTCTAGCCGAGGAGGGTAGCGATGAAGTCAGGCTTCCACGCTTTCACGCCCCATGCCACGGACACCTCGATCATCGACTTGTGATAACCGGGGTACACGCTAACCGTGAAGGTCAGGCCGCTGGTAGCGTCGGAGACCGTCATGGTGTCGCTGGCAAGGCTGGACGGCGGCTCTGCAAGCGGGCGGATAGCCAGCTCAAGAGCGCGGCGATGGAACGCCACGTTTGCCGTGTAGCTGTTGCCAACCGTGATTGGCGCATCGTTAGCGAGAGCCAGACGCAGACCGGGGGACCCGATTGCGAAAGCGCCGCCAGACAGAGCGGTGTTCACGACGTACTTATTCGTGTCACCGTTGAAGGTCACAACATCCCCCGCGAGGATCGTGCCCGAACCACCGTCAGCAGCAATGCTCGTATCGCCGATAGCGGACGAAGCATCGTTGAGCAGGTAGCTGGAACCCGTGCCCTTGGTGTGGCTCTGGACCTGTGCGGACTCACGCAGCATGAGGCCTTGGAGGTCGAGAAGCACGCCCTGACGGAGCAGGTCCGTACCACCAGCCTCGTTCGCCTTCTGGAGCTGAGCCAGTTGACGGAGGTTGGTGCCAGCAACGGTGTTCAGCACCATGGAGGCTTGACCGTCGTTCATCGGCATACCGTTGTCAGCGAGGATTTGACGGAGTTCCGCCACTTCGCTGAAGTTGGATGCGAACGGGGTGGTGCCAGCGGTGCCGAATGCACGGGATGCGTTCTTGTACGCTTCCGTAGCAACGTCAGCCTCGATCTCGTTCACGAGCGCCCGCATTGCCTGAGCAATCTGGTCGCCGTACACGGTCTCAAAACCAATACCGTTGTTGAGGTGGCGCACATCTTCCCCAGTGTAGGGAATCTGCACTGCGCGGGTCTTGCTGATGGTGAGGGTCTTGTTGTCCACGGTCTGATCGGTCCCTTCGGGGATCGTCATGGACTCGGACACATCAACCACGGATGCCGTGCGGGTGAAGCTAGCGCGAACAACGTCGCCCTTTGCCACACGCTCGGAGCCGTCAGCGTTTACGGTAACAGCAGGGATGAAGCCAACTAGCTCCCGCCCCACTACGTCGGCGGCTTTGTAGATATCAGCCGCGAGATCGGTCAGTACGTTAGCCATGAGTTGGCCTCCAAATAACTAAATCATTCATCATAGAGTTTGCCGCCTTCCTTGAAGAATTGCTGTCGCTTTGCAGGAGACAACGCTTCCCAATCGGAACGGCTCATTTCCTTACCACGCGCTTCGGCTCCACCTTGCGCTTTGACGGCCCCGCCGCCACTTGCTTGGATTCCATCAACTAAAAACGGGTAATCCGTTTTGACGGAACTAACCAAGTCCTCTAACGAGGAGACGGTAAGCTGACCATTGGGATCAGTTACCCGTAACTCCCCATCAACTAGAGCAAGCCTTTGGCTAAACTCCTTCTGGAGTAATTGTGCCCGCCCCGTATCCTTTGTCAAACTTGCTGCTAGTTTAACAGCTTGTTCGTTAATCTTCTGCCGCTGAATATCGGCATTCATCTTTTCTATGGTCTGCCGTAGGGCGCTCGATTCCTCTTTCTGGGACTCGAACAACTCCTTGTAATTGTTCTCCGCTCGGGCCTTCTCCTCGGCCTCCAGCTTAGCTTGCTCTCGTGCCGCTTCGCGCTCGGCTTGGACCTTCTTCTTCTCGGCTAGAAGTTCGTCAACCTTAGATTTAAGGCCGGTCGTTTCCTCCTGCAATTTTGCCTGCAATTGCGCCTGAAGGGTCTCCTCAAAGCGGGAGGCGATCTGCTGCTTTACAGAATCGTCTAACTCAATGTCTTGTAGTAAGTCACTCATGCGTCACCTCTGGTTAGCACGTTGCGGCTCTGCCGCGCTATAAACCCACTTGCTCGAAAGCTAGTGGCTCTGACTCTCTAAGCTCTTGTAATGATAGCACTTTTCCGCTGTCATCAACGAAACGACCTATAGAGAGATTCCCTCGCCTAAACAGCGTGGCCTTAGCCTTCCCTAATACCTCCTCCTGAAAGGCCACAGGTTGCCGTCTAAGCCATTTTTCGTAGTTCGTGGTGTCCCTAACCGTCTTACCCCCTCTCGGGCCGTCAGCAGGCCGTCTGGAGGTCTTATCGGGGCCTAAGTCATATTGGCCGTCAACGATAAACGCAATCGTAGAGCGGCAGTTGAAATGGGCAGGAGGTTTAGGGTTAGTGTCCTTGTCCTCGTAGATGGTGCCATCACGAGAGGCACAGATAAGACTGGTGTGGCTGTCTAGTACGGAAATCCACTTATAGCCCTGAATCACACCACCGTTCTGGCGTATGACGATATTTCGGGCATTAATCGACACGTGGTTAGTGATCGTTCTCGCAAGAGTCGCGGCCTGCCTCTGCTGAGTACCCGTGATGTCCATAATCCGTTGGGTTACTTGCTCGGTAGACTCGCCGAACATATACCCGTCACGGACAATCTGGGCCACCTGATAGCTTTTCCGATAACCAAAGGTCCGTAAGGAGTCGTTGATCGTGTAACCCTTCCTAGGCTCCAGCTTCATGATTTGGCTAAGAGTAGTCCCCACAGCTTCAGCAGTAGAGGGGCGGACAATATTAGCCCGAACGTTGTCCCGTAATAGACGGTAATTAAAGTCAACTTCGTAGTCCACGAACTCGACCATTTCTTGAATAAAGGCATTGGAATACCTCTGATAGCCACCAGAACCGATTTCCATAAGGTCCATGGTGACTCGATCTAATACCGATATGGGTATATCCGTTAAGTCCATGTCGAGGGTTCTGATGGACTCCTCTAGGATATTCCTTACAAAGGCAGAGGCTTCCCGCTCCCTACCCTTGGCGTAGCGCTGCAAGAACACCTGATGCCTTGTTAGGGCATCGTAGATGACATCATTGGTACTCATTTACGCTTTTTGTATCCCGCAGCGTAAGCAGCACGGCCTTGCTTCTCGGCTT